TTGCTTGGTTGTGTTTGGTTTTTTTTTGTGTGGGGCCTTTTCCCTTGTTTTTGCGGGGCCTTTTTTTTGTCTGCGGAACAGTAAGTGCATTTGTGCCGACCGTCTTATGCCGTCTGAAAAGGTTAAATAAGGTTTTGAAAATAAATTGTGATTTGATTTTCGGAGATGTTTATGGGCAAAACTGTAACTTTAACCGCCGGACACAGCAACACCGACCCGGGCGCGGTCAACGGAAGCGACCGTGAGGCGGACTTGGCGCAGGATATGCGCAACATCGTGGCATCTATCTTACGCGATGACTACGGCTTGACCGTTAAAACCGACGGCACGGGCAAAGGCAATATGCCGCTGCGCGATGCGGTCAAGCTGATTCGCGGCTCAGATGTGGCGATTGAGTTCCACACCAATGCTGCGGCCGCGAAAACGGCCACTGGCATTGAGGCTTTGAGTACGCCGAAAAACAAACGCTGGTGTCAGGTGTTGAGCAAGGCTGTTGCCAAGAAAACCGGCTGGAAACTGCGCGGCGAAGACGGCTTTAAACCCGACAACGCGGGCCAGCATTCGCGCCTGGCTTATGCACAAGCCGGCGGCATTGTGTTTGAGCCGTTTTTTATCAGTAACGACACTGATTTGGCCTTGTTTAAGACTACTAAATGGGGCATCTGCCGCGCGATTGCGGACGCGATTGCGATGGAATTGGGAGCGGCGAAGGTATGAAAAAGTCTTTGATTGCTTTGGCTCTGTCTGTCTTGAAACCGCAGCTGCCTGAATTTGAGATTAAGCCTGCCAGTATTGGCTATTTGAAACAACATCCGTCTATGCGCCTGGGCAAGTCGGGCGTGGCGGCTGCCAAACGTGCGGCACGTAAACGCAAGAATCGTCGTTAATCATGGGACAGGTTGAGTTTTACGAAAAGATGATTGAGCTGTGGTCGAGCAAAAGCCGTGAGGCAAGCGAACGGGCTGATTTGGCGGCGTTTGAATTTGCGGAGGGCGAACTGGCCAATTATCAGGAAATGCTGAAACGGCACCTGCAAACCAAAAGTGTGGAATAGCAATGCGTATTTTGGATATTTTTAAAAACCCGGCTACCGGTAATGTGTCGCACTCGAAACTGTGGGCAAACGTTGCCTGCGCGGCGGGGACGTTTAAGTTTGTGATGCTGCCCGACCCGTCGGCGGAAATTTGGGCGGTGTATTTGGGCATTGTCGGCGGCTATGCGGTGGCGCGCTCGTTTGTCAGCGTGAAACGTCAGGAGGTCGAGAATGAATCTCGTGAAACTGCTGGCGAATAACTGGCAACCGATTGCCATCATCGCGCTTGTCGGCACGGGCTTGGCTGTGTCGCACCATCAAGGCTATAAGTCGGCGTTCGCGAAGCAGCAGGCGGTCATTGAGAAAATGGAGCGCGACAAGGCGCAAGCCCTGCTGTTGTCGGCTAAAAACTATGCGCGCGAATTGGAACAGTCGCGTGCGGAAGCTAAAAAATATGAAGTCAAGGCGCACGCCGTCGGCATGGCTTTGGCGAAAAAACAGGCGGAAGTCAGCCGTCTGAAAACGGAAAATAAAAAGGAAATCGAAAATGTCCTTACTCAAGACCGTAAAAATGCAAGCGGCGGTTGTATTGACGGCTTTGGCCATCACGGCCTGCAGCTCTACAACCGCGCCCTTGGCTACGGAAATTAAGGTTGTCGAAAAGGCGGTCATGCCGACACCGCCTGCCGCGTTGATGGTCGCGCCAGTACGCCCGAATCCGCCGAAAGACGGCAAGACGGCCACGCTGTTGGAACACGCCGCTGAGTTTGGCGGCTATGTTGCCGAACTGGAAAACCAAAACGCAGCGTGGCGCGACTGGGTCAACAGTCAAGCGGAAGTTGACGGTTCGGAGGGTGCGCGATGACGACTTATCGTGAGTTGGTGCAACGCACGGTCGCCTGCCGCCATGCGGATTTAGAGCTGGGATTGAGCCGCGCACGCGAGCAAGAGCCGTTTGTCATTCATGTTTCAGCCCTGTTTGATAAGGCAGGCATTGAGTACGCAGTGCGCATGGATAAGGATTTCCAGACGACCTTTTGTGTGGAGTTTTCCGCGACCGCCCCTGCTGATGTGATTGGTATTTTGCGGAAATATTACTCAGTCTTTTTTGACGGCCAAAAGGTCGAGGCGGCGAGCCGAAATCCCGAAGGCTATTCGGTGCGTATCGTATTTGGCGACGTGCCGGTTTAAAGGGGTTTTAAATGGACTTTGAATTTGGTTTTAAAACCCTGTGGCCGATTGCGACAGCGGCGTTTTGGTTTTGGGTCAACGGCATTTCAGGCCGTCTGAAAGAGGCGGACAAGCGTATCGACGACCTTAAAGAGGAGCTGCACGCGGTCAAGCTCTCTTATCACACCAAGCAAGATGCCAAGGCAGACCGCGACAATATTGCGGCTTCGTTGGGACGCATCGAAAACAAGTTGGAAAAAGTAAACGAAAAACTGGACAGGAAAGCGGACAAATCATGAGCGACCCGATTTTGGAAGCCTTGGCGCGTATTGAAAACAAGACTGATCAAACTCTGAAAAATCAGAAGGAAATGCAGGCGGAAATTGCACAAATCCGCCAAGACACGAAACGCACGGCCATTACATTCGGCGCACTGGGCGGCGGCGTGATTACGGTCGGCTGGGAATTGCTTAAAGCAAAAATGGGACTGTAATTATGGCTCACCCGCAAGAAATCCGTGAAAAGTTACGCCGGCTCTATGTGAGCGGCGAGCAAACTTTGGAAACGGCGGCCTTGATGTGCGAAATCCCGCAGGCCACTGCGCGTGCGTGGAAACGTGCGGATAAGGAAAAAGGCGACGACTGGGATAAGATGCGCGCCGCTTACACTTTGGCCGGCGGCGGTATTGAGGACTTGAGCCGTGCGATGTTGGCCGGTTTTATGGTGCAGTACAACAGCACGATGACGATGCTGCAGGATTCGAGCACCGAAGATTTACCGCCGTCCGACCGCGCCAAGCTGTTGGCCAGCCTGGCCGATGCGTTTACGAAAACCGTATCGGCCAATGCCCGTGTGATGCCGGAAACGTCAAAACTGGCGACGGCTTTGGAATTGATTGAGTTCTTGATGGCGTTTGTGCAAGAAAAACACCCCAAACATTTGCCTGCCTTTGTGGAGGTATTGGAGCCGTTTGGGGCGGAAGTGGAGAAGAAGTTTGGTTAGAGGCCGATAGCTGATTTTAAAAGTGTGACGAGGGTAGCTGCAGGGATGGCATTAATGGCATTTGTTGTAAGTGTGCTTAATGCAGTGTCTTTGATTTTCCCTAATTCTTTTTTCAGCCAGCTTTTTTCTGAATCAGAAATCTCTGCTTGGTCTATTTTTGCCGCAATTAAAGCCTGAATAGTGTCGCTGTGTAGTTTGACTGTGACAACACCAAGAATGGCGGATAGGCCGCCATCATCGGTAAGGAAGTCTATGCCCTTATGATTAATTTTGCAGTCAAAATTTTTATGAAGTGAATCTATCGAAGTAATTTCAATTAAACCAGATTCTTCTAAGTAATAAATATTTTTTAAAAAATATTGGAATTCATCTGATTGTAAAGTTGCTAGGTGTTGACTTTGAATTTCACAACCAAGAGTCAAAGCCAAGCCCAATCCTTGTTTATCAACAGGGATGTTAGAAGTAATAGGTAAAGAACTACTAGGGAAAAGAGAGTTATACACCTTGGTTGCTTTTAGGCAGTTCGGGTAATTATCACTTAAAACTCGTAAGATTTTTTCCTGAATACCTCTATTTAACCAGTTCATAAATTATTCCTCATGAAAACAAAAGAATTCCTCAAATCCCTTGCCGAACTGGCCGCCAGCCTGCGCCAAGTCATCGAAGCGGAAGTGGACGGCTTTGATGCGTCGCCCAAGGCTATTGCTGCACGCCGTGCCAAGGTGTTTGACCCGGTAGGCGGTTACGAATATTTCGTGAATACCTACTTCCCCCATTATATCCGCTCGCCTGAGAAATCCGAACTGCATGCGTTTTTATTCAGCCGTCTGCCGGAAATTATCCGCTCCCCCAAAGGGGAAAATGAGGCGGTAGGTGCGCCGCGTGGCGAGGGTAAGTCGACGCAGGTTACTCAGTTGTTTACGCTGTGGTGTATTGTGACCGGCCAAAAACATTATGCTGTTATTGTGATGGACAGTATCGACCAGGCATATCCGATGCTGGAGGCCATTAAGGCAGAACTTGAGTTTAATCCACGCTTGAAAACCGACTTTCCGGAAGTCTGCGGGCAAGGCCGTGTATGGCAGGCCGGTACGATTGTGACGGCCAACGACGTTAAGGTGCAAGTGGCCGGTAGCGGTAAAAAGCTGCGCGGTTTGCGTCACGGCCCTTACCGTCCTGACTTAACTGTTTTGGACGATATTGAGAATGACGAACAAGTCCGCAACCCAGAACAGCGCGACAAGCTCAATGCGTGGCTTACTAAGACTGTATTGCCTCTGGGCGGGGTCGGTCAGAAATACGATGTGATTTATATCGGCACGATTTTGCATTACGACAGTGTGCTGAACCGCACTCTGAATAACCCATTTTGGCACGGTATTAAGTTTAAGGCGATGAAACGCTGGCCCGACCGCATGGATTTGTGGGACAGATGGGAGGAGCTTTTCCGAAACGACGGCGAGACGGTGGCCGAGGCGTTTTATCAGGCAAACAAGGACGAAATGGAACGCGGCGCGGTCACTTCTTGGGCGGCTCGCGGCGTATTGGCGCTGATGAAAATCCGCGCCCGTGACGGTCATGCGACATTTGACAGCGAGTATCAAAACGACCCGGTCAGTGGCGAAGATGCGCCGTTTGCGGAAAACATCAAATACTGGTCTGAACTGCCTGATGATTTGGTGTACTACGGCGCGCTCGACCCATCATTGGGCAAAGCGGGCGCGGGGCGTGACCCGTCGGCGATTTTGGTCGGCGGTTATCAGAAATCAACAGGCCGTCTGTTTGTAACCGTTGCCCAAGTCAAAAAACGCCTGCCCGATTTGATTATCGAGGACGTGATCCGCATCCAAAAAGAGGCGCGGGTCAAGCCGGTATTGTGGGTGGTTGAGACGGTGCAATTCCAAGAGTTTCTTAAGGATGAGCTGATTAAACGCGGTGCGCGGTCGGGTGTGCATATCCCCGTGCGCGGTATCAAGCCGTCATCGGACAAGATGTTGCGGATTGAGACTTTGCAGCCGCATATGGCAAACGGGCTGATTCTGCTCAACCCCGACCAAAAGACTTTAATCAGCCAGTTGCGCCATTTCCCCAAAGCCGACCACGACGACGGACCCGATGCGTTGCATATGCTGTGGATGGCAGCAACGACGGGCAATGTGTTAAACAGAGCGCGTGCGATTGATTTGCCTGCGCCGATGTTGGAAATGTGATTTTAAGGTCGTCTGAAAACGGTTTCAGACGACCTTTGGAGTAAGAAAATATGTTCGGATTGATTAAAAGCGCAACGCGGAAAACCGCAATCAAGACATTGACGAGCGCGACTGAAGATGCGTTGGAAAGCCTGTTTTCTAATATGGAAGGCACGGACTCTCTACTATCTCGCCTCGGCGTGGACAGACAGCAGGCGTTGGACGCGGTATCGGGCGACGATGAGGTCGCCGCCTGTTTGGAGGATTTGCATTCCGCCATGCAGAACAAGGCGTGGCGCATTTATGGTGAGGACTTGAGCGACGAAGACAAAGACCGTCTATGGAAAACACTGAAACGCCATCTGCCCGCACTTGCCGAAATCGTGTTGACGGCGCGTTTGGGCGGCTATGGTGTCGGTCGGTACGTTTATCAGCCCGAACCCGACGGCTTTTTGACGATTAAGCATATCAGCAACAAAAGCGGCGAATTGGCGAAATACGTTCCCTACCGCGACGGCTCGCTGGTGTATCGCGGCAGCGGTGGCGAGGAAGCCTGCAATACGGACGTGCTGTATCTCTTTATTACCCACCGCGCCACTTCAACCAATCCTGCGGGAGAAATGGCGGCGGCGCGGCTGTATGCGCCGGTTGCGTTGCGTAAAAAAGGCTTTGTCTATGCGGCGCAATTTATTACGCGCTACGCCCAGCCTTATCTGATTGCTAAAATCCAAGCCAACAGCAACGACGACCACGACAGCTTCATGAGCCGGTTTTACCGCTTTGTTTCCGGCGGCGCGTTGAGTATCGAACGCGAAGACGATGTGATGATGCTGCAAAACAGCGCGGACGGTCAGGCATTCCGCCGACTGGAAAACCTTGCCAATGCGCGTATCCAAAAAACGCTGTTAGGCAAAGTCAAAACCAGCGACCTTGAGACCGCCAGCCGCGCGAGCCAAGAGACCGAAGAAAACAACCGCGACGAGCGTATCGGCGCGTATCTCGCTCTGCTCTCCCGCGCTGCACAGCACTTTATCGACGCGCTTGTAATGGTCAACAATGCCTACGGCAAGCCGATTAATGCGCCCAAAGGCGTATGGTTTGAGTTTGAGGACGAAATCAAGGTCGATAAAACCCGCGCCGAACGCGACAAGATGTATATGGATACGGGGCAGCTCGTGTTGACCGAAACCTACTACCGCGACATCTTGGGCTTTGAGCCGGAACATTTCGAGCTGCGCGACCCGAAAGCGTCGTCTGAAAACCCTGCGCCCGCCAAATTCAGCCTGCGCCTGTCTGACGGCCTTGCCCGCAATGCGCCTGATACGGCGGAGCAGGCAATCGCCCGACCGAAGATGGAGGCGGTGTTGGGTTTACTGGAAAGCTGCAAAGACTACGCCGAATTTGAGGCGAAGCTGTCCAAACTTGATTTGAGCCAGGGCGATAATCTCTTGATCCAGCGTTTGGTTTCAGACGGCCTTTCGGCTTGGGCCGACGGAGTGGGCGATGGACGGGATTGAATACAACTTCGCCGGCTTAGTCGATAAAGCTGCTTTCGAGCATTTCAAGGCTAAGAAAATCCTGCCCGGATTCAGTCATTACGATGTTTGGCTGTATCAACACAGCCTTGCCTTTACCGTCGCCAAGATGATGGACGCGGATATGCTTGCCGAAGTCAAAGACGCCATCGAAGCCGCACAGCGGAACGGCACAGCGTTTGCCGATTTTAAAAAGCGTTTAAAACCGTATTTGATGGCCAAAGGCTGGTGGGGCGAACAAATCATGACCGACCCGCTGGACGGCGAGCCGAAATTGGTACAGCTCGGCAGTACGCGCCGTCTGAAAACCATCTTCAACACCAATATGCAAACCGCCTTTGCGGCGGGGCAGTGGCAGCGGATACAGGCAAACAAAAAAGCCCTGCCGTATTTGCGCTATAACCATTCCGCCGCCGGGCATCCGCGCGACAGCCATAAACGCTACTACGGCCTAGTCCTGCCGGTCGATCACGACATTTGGAAAGTCATCTTTCCGCCCAACGGCTACGGTTGTAAATGTTCGGTGTCCGCCCTGACCCGTCGGCAGGCGGAGCGCGAGGGCATCAGCGGCGAGCCTGATGTGGATATGGTTGAGTTTACCAATCCGCGCACAGGCAAAACGGTATTGATACCCGACGACATCACCCCGAGCTTCGCGCACAACCACGGCGACCGATTGGGCGCGATGGACGCACTGTTTGGCGAGAAAAACGGCGAAGAGGCACTGGCCGCCATGATTGCCGAGCGCGAAGCGTGGCTGGACAAGCGGTATAGCGTGCCGTCTGATAAAGTGGCGGTGTTGGCTTTGCCGGACAAGGTGTCGGAAAAAGAAGTGCGCAGGCTGACAAAAGAGCAGTCTGCCAACAATACCAAAGACCACGAAGCGAGAGCTGCGGCAGCGTGGCAGGCTGAAACGGGCGACAGGCTGGAAGTGTTTGATTTGCCCGTGGAGAAAGGTAAGGGACAAGCCGATTATCTGATTGTTTCAGACGACCTGCCCCGTGAGCAATGGGTAAAACTGGATTTTATGTTTACCGAAAATCCCGAACGTGCGGAATTGATAAACCGTTATTTTGCACACACCGCCGACGCATGGAAAGGGAAGGTTGACAATATTCAAGAGCATTTCAACAAAGCCGATATTGTCCCGCTTGATTTGCGCCATCTGAATGCGGTAAACCGGCATAAATTGTTGCAGTATGTGTTATCATTGCCAAAAGAACAGCGGGATAAAGTCCGCTTATTGGTAAAAATATCGGAGTAAGTCATGCCGTCTGAACTGTATGTCAGCCGCGAGGTAAAAGTATTTTTAGGCGGGAAAACCGCCCCGTCCGAATTGTTGGACTATCTGTACCCGCGCCTTGCCGAAATTGACAAGGAGGCAGCCGACCAAATGCAGGGCGAGTTTTCGGGCTGCGTGTTTTCGGTTGCGGATTTGTCCGCTGCGGCATTTGCCAATGTGTACGGATGGATACTTGAGGCGGCAGAAAAGTCCGAGTGGATTAAGCCGTACAAGTCCGATTTAAAAGCCGCACTTGACGCTGATCCGAGATTTAAACCTGTATAACCCGAAGGGGGGCGGTGAGCCACAGTCTGCGACGTCTGCTTCT